GCAGTGCTCATTTCATAGACATCCGATTCTGCAAAGCCAAATGCTTTTGCCATTGCCCCGAATGTTCCCGTGAACTGTTTGGCCATTGTCTCGGACAGCCCAAACTGCATAGCGGCATGCTCAGCGAACTCATCTACTTTTTTATTCATGGATGTAAAAGTAACATCCACAACGTTCTGGACTTCGGCAAGATCCGATCCGAGATCCAGGCATTTCTTTGCAAACGCAGTAACGGCCCTTACGGACATTGCCGCAGCAAATACCTTCCCGATCTTCGTAGCAATCCCGCTTGCTTGTCTTTCGGCTCGTTTGCCTTCCTGTTCCAGCTGCTGCCTGAACGGCTTGCCATTCAGCTCTAACCTTATACTCGCAGCGCCGACCTCAGTTGCTTTGTTTGGCATATTATCACCTGCCTATCTGATCAAGGCAGGCTGGCTCAGCTACTCTTTGGTGCTCACCCTATACTCTTCACCTCGTTTATATTCGTATGTTATGATCTGCCCACAGCGAGGACATTTTATTTCGCCTTTTCCATACTCCAGAAGCTGGAGCACTTTTCTGCACTTAGGGCACTTCTGCTTGATGATCTTCCGCATCTGCCCCTCCTGCCATATTAATAAAGGCTTGTTTCATTGATTCGATAAATGCATTTACCTCTTTCGCCGGCCTTGCTTTAGCTTTTCTTGAAAGCCATTTGTTTCGGATTCTCTTCTGATCCGGAGTGAATTTCTTTATCGTTTCCGGATCTGTCTCCGCCCGAATCGCAATAATCCGTCCGAGCGGAGTTTTAGAATCAAACCCGGAAATATAAGCCGCGAATTCTTTCCATTTCATGGTGCGAAGCTCTTTAGATAAGCGGAGCCCGTACTGCGACTGAAAGGACGCTACTATAAGGTCCCAATCTTCGTTCAGATCGTAATACGGGTCTACGCTTCCCCCTCGTCTTCCTCATCAGGATCCTCGCCAAGCGCAAGGGCAATAGCGGTTCTAATAACCGTAATAAAGTCATCCGTCTTCAGCTTCATCTTGGACAGCTTTTTCTGATCCTCCTCAGAGAAGATTAAGCTACAGGCTTCACGTACCGCAGCAAGCTCTCCTTTTCCCTGCATTGCATCCATGATGCTAAGAAGGACTTCCGCATCAGATCGAACAGTGATCTCTTCATCTCCGATCTGCAGAACAGGATCCTCATCAAATTTCAGCTTTTCTGTTAAATTGTATTTCACGGCTTATCTCCTTTCTCACGCTGCCGGCGTTACCGTCGGTTTGCCATTGGACATCACTTCAAACTCAAGCGGAGCAACATTCGTAGAATCCGCGGAGCCGATATTTGTGACATTGATGACTGCATCAGAGAACTTCACAGCAGTTCCATCCGGGAATGTCCATGTGAAATCCGTCTCAGCATCACGCCCGTTTTTCCAGGCAAGACCTGCGACAAAATCATTGCCAGTGTCACCCACATTGCGCTTAGCTGTAACGCTGATCGTCACGCCCTTTGCAGTAAGCAGGCGACGGATCCAGCCTTCCTGTTCAAACGGACGCCACTCTTCAACGCCGTTGTCGAAAGCAACGCTGAAAGACTCACAGTCCGCGATATCAGACATCACGGGTTGAGCGCTGGTCCCGCTGGTTTTAATTTTGAACTGGTTTTCATAGCACGGATATACTCCGCTTGTAATAGTATTGTCTGCCATAAATCTTTACCTCCTGTAATAAAGATCAAATTCAATTACATACTCGTAGATTCCACCCTCATCGGTTCCCACAGCAACAGGCTCCGGCACCATCAGACGAAGATAATGGACGGGATGATCCTCGATCGTGATATTATGCGCGTTCATAAGTGCATCCCATAATGCAGAGGCTGCCTCCTCCGTCTGAGCGGCATTGCGATTCCAATGCAGAAGCAGTGAAACTGACTTTATGTCGTACGTGCTGTCATTTCCGATTGCCCTTACGGGATCTCCGGAGCGCCTACGGTTATATACCCCAAGCGACCTTTCTTTTTTGTTGTTGAGACGTCCGACATAATAATTCTCTGCCACTTCCAGAGTGGATAACCATTCCCTAATTCCTGCCAGCGTCATCATAATCCCGCCTCCTTCTTTAGAAACTTAGCAAATGCTTTGGATGGAAAATCTTCATGTTCCCCTCCCGGAAGCCAGGGTTCAAACCATTTTCCACGAGCATGCCTGTTGTTTGTTGTCTGGAAGTGATATTCGGGATGATAATAAAGCCGCCTGGCATAAGGTGTACTGGATACAATGTCAACATGCCCTTTCGAGGATTCGCTTGTGTCAACAAATGTGCTGTCGTTCTGCAAATGTCCGGTATCAAAAGGAATCACCTGAGCTTGGACAATTTCAGTGTGTACAGCCTCTGCCGCTTTTTCGAGGACCCGGATTGTTGCCTTATCAATCTTATTTACAGCGCTGTAAAAAAGCGTTACTTTGGCGTCACTCACTGGAACCTCACCTCCGTATAATTCACAGTTCCATCCGGATTTCGCGCTTTAATGCCCTCAACAATCAGCCTGCGCTCGCCGAATATTTCTGCGTATCCGGAAGAAATCACCGGAACGGCTGGACAAATATCCCCATTGAAGTAAGCTGTTCCTGTGATTCTCACATACTTCTGCTCGGCAGTAAGTATCATTCTTGCGCTGTCCTGCCAGTTGCAATCCGTTTCAATAACGGATTCTTCGACCGGCGCTCCGTCCTGGTCAACATCATCCGACTCAATAACAAGCCGAATTGCTGTTTTGCAGACCTCATTCGGAACTAACTTCGGAAATCTCATCGGCATCACCTCAGCAATCTGCAGCACAGCCCGGTCTGTTCTAACAGGGAATACACATCACGTCTCATGGCTATTCCATATTCTGTAAATACATTCCAGCTTTCGCCAAACTGCATCGAAACCCCATTAATGGAATAAGATGACAGAACGGAACTGATTGCGTCTGCATTCTCGTTTTCGAACTGTGCCTGCTGGCAGCAGACCTCTTTTATGATCTGCTGCTGAAACTCCGTGAGGTTGCCAAACCCTGCCGCTACGATGCGGTTATATGTCAGGCTGTCAATATGCCTCGAAGCCTGACGCAAATCGGAGTCTGTCACAGGTTCTGCATCTGGCAGAATTTCGCTATAGTCTTCGACTGTCGCGTAAGGCTCGTAAGACATATCAGACCTCCTTCTTCCTGCCTCTCTTAGGCGGAATCTCCGGTTCAGACGCTTCAACTTCATAGCCGTGCGCCTTGAACCATTCGATTAAATACTTATCATCAGTGTTGCCCTCGCCATTAGAAAAGGAAATGCCGGCACTGACACCGGCATATTCCTTATTCGGCGCAATGATCCGCGCCATTTCAGGCTACCTTGATCTTACGGAAAACGCCCGCAGCCTTAGTCGCTTTCAGAGCGATCGCCGCATTCATTTCAACTTCGCCCTTCTTGACCGCTCCTGCAGTCGTGAAGTCCGGAAGCCATGCCTGCACCGGAGCGACACCCGCAAACGATACGGCGTGAAGGCCGTCAAGTCCCAGTCTGGCGACATACAGGCTCGTTTCACCGGAGGTTCCGTTCGTTGCAATGACATCGTCATTCGTGCCTGCTTTCGCTTTCATGTCGATAAGCGGGATATTCCCATAGGATTCGACCTGATTGCCCCAGTCATCCTTTGTGACCTGATACATCGCTGCACGACGGGCACATGCGCGGATCCTGGCAATCAGCTTGGTATTGCCCATGAGGCAGGACGGCGTACCGTCAAGGCTCATAAGGAACTCGTCGAGCATATCCAGGAACACTTTGTAATTCGCATCAACCTGTGCGGATGTCGAAAGGTTGACCGTGGAACCAGATGCATTGAACTCTGTGGAGCTGCCCGTAACGGCCTTATCAAGGCCATCAAATGCATTCGCATTTGTTGCGGAGTCACCGTTAATGAATGTATCATTAAACAGTGCCTGTGCAGCCTTGATCTTCTGAGCCTGCTGGAGTTCACCCTCGGAAACGATACCACCGAAGTTGGCCAGGACTCTGTCGATCTCGTATGCGCCGCCGAAGACTTTGATATCCGCGGTATAGCGCTGCTTCGTTACTTCCTGCGGCGTATATTCCGAGTTGATGGCGCGGAAAGCCGCCGTCGGCTGAGTGAGCAGGCGGGTATACGCATAAGTCGGTGTTGCTCCGCCGCCTGTCGGGGAAACACAGTCGTCAAAGGTAATGTGCTCGAGGATCCAGTTGTTTTTCTGGAATTCATCGATCACGCCCATCTGCAGATCATCCTGCACGTTTTTCTTAGCTTCTGCCAATGTTACTGCCATAATTCAATCCTCCATTATGTGGCGCTTCCAGCGCCTCCATTCTGTGCGTTGAGCTTTGCCGCAATAGCTTCCTTCATGGAAAGCTGCTTATCACCGTCGCCGCCGACTCCGCCTCCGGCATTGCCGCCTTTGACGGATCCTACATTAAAGCCGGCACCCTTGCCGTTGTTGTTCTGCTCTTTTTGTTTAAACAGAAACGGCTTCGATTCGCGAAGCGCTTTCAGCTGTTCATCGAGGCCGGTAAGCTTTCCGTCATCACCGAGGATCAGCTTCGTCTGATCCACAAGACCGGCGACAAGATCTGCATCCTGAGCATCGGTGATACCGAGCCGGATCGCATTCGCAAGCTTCATAGCCTTTATCTGATCAGCGTATTCGGCGTCCTTCTGTTTCGCAGCTGTCTGCAGATCCGTGATCTGCTTCGTGAGGGCTTCGTTATCTCCGGCAGTCTTTTTCAAGGCTTCCAGGTCATCTTCCGCCTTCTTCTTTGCTGTCTGCAGATTTTTCTTTTCTTCATTTACCTCGTCGAAGCGGCTCTTTGGAACAAAACCCTTGAGCTCTTCCGCAGAAGCCGAAGCAGCTTTCTCTGCTAAATCGTCAGAAATACCTAATGCGACAAATTCTTCTTTTTTCATGAGTTCTCCTTTCAGATCATTGTTTTTTCGAGGTTCAGTCCTCGTGCTTCTGTCTCTCCATTTTTCGTCCGGAGATACCAAAGGGACGAGGCCGCCTCCCGGATTCGAACCGGGATATGCAGGGAGAAAGAACCGAAAGCCCTGACCGTTCCAACGGCTTAGACGGCATAAAAAAAGCACCGGTTGTCCGATGCTTTGTCATCATTTTTTACTTTTCTTCTTGACCGAAGGGGCAGGATCCGGTGGCGCCTCTTCCTGAAGGATATGAACAA